CATTCTCTAAGTAGGGAATACCTGTAGAGAGAGCGACAGAGACTGTGCATCCACACGTAGTTTCCCCCAGCCGTGCAGTCGTTAGGCATTTAGGCGTGATCGCCACTTAGCTACGTCCGATACGTATTTGGCCGGTTAGCGTGTGAACTCCCTGAACCCACCTTAGAACAGCGTGCGCTCCCGTCCCCAGTGATACGCTGGGGGGGAAAGAGTCGCGAGCTCTTTCTCCAGCTGACGTTGCTCCCAAGGCTGTATGCCGAAAGCCAGTGCGAACGAGACCCGAGCCTGCTCCGTTACCGGAGCGTGGCGTGGATGCAGGCCTCTCGCCAACCAGCCCATGCCAGTCTCCTCATAGTACTCCGCACGCACCTTGCCGTCGGCGCGTGTGAAGAACTCGTAGAATTCTTGCATGACCGGCATCCCTGCTGTTAATGACAGGCCGCAGGCGCCTATGGAGGCGAGATAATCTCGCCAGTCGGTTTCCGTTAGGATTGGGTGTATGACCGTAGCATCCTTGGTCATGCATGATGGTACATTACGCACCATGCGCCACTTCGTGCCGTCAAAGACCGGGTGCGTCTGACAGAACTCAATGCTCTCAAGCTCGTAAACCGGTTTTTCAACCTCCGGCACAAACCCGAGACTGTCGAACCATTCCGGCAACTGGTGCTGGAAGGCTGACAACCATTTACGCTCCATCATTATGATAACGTCGTCCCCGTTGTCAAAGACACGCACGTCCCTGAGTGGTATGCCACGCGCCGCTAAATATGCGTGCATCATGGCACACATGAGTAGGGTATTTCCCGATCCAGTGTTCATATCTCCTGAACACCTTCCCCCCTCACGCTCCACTCGCACCGACCACCCGTCTACATGGAAATACAGCCGGTTCTTGAGCTGCATTCGTAGCAGGTTGGCCAATTCACGCCGGTCGTCGCCACGGAACCAGGACAACCACCACCGGTGCTCCCACTTGAGTGCCGCCACGCTAACATGCTGGTCAAACCGATTCATGTCCAAACCCACTGCCACAGGTCGGCGAAGTGAGTGCCATTCTTTGGCAAAGGCGGCGCCCTGCTGGAAGCAGTTGAGCCCCTTCATTACCACTGGATACGAGTAGTGGTCGAAGGAAAAGAGACAGCTCAGCGCGTGATATGTAGCCTCCTCGAGCGGCTTGATGTACCGCCCTATCCCCACGTTAAACACGGGTGACCTGGGTGAAATCACTCGTGGAATCTGCCGTTTCATCTTCTGCTGTATCTTTTCCCACTTCAAGAAGGAGGAACAGAAGGACATGGCGCGTATGATTCCGCTGGCCAAATACTGGACCGCAGCCTGCGTATACAACCGGAGACGCCGGCCCGTATACAACGCCGCAAATTGCATGGGCGTGATAGGGGCGCTCGTGCCCGAGAAGCGTACAAGCCGCATCCATGTTGGCCGCATAACGCGAAAGAAGGAGGATGTTTTGGGCTCGCGTGGACGCGACGCCACGCCACCCACAACGTGGTACAGCACCCGTTCCATAACGGCAGCGACCACGTTGACCAGCGAGTTCGCGAAGGCGATAAAGCTGACGCTGGAGCAGCTTACGCAATCCACCACCCGCAC